CCAGCACTTTCATAGATTTCCATTGCTGGATTTGCGGTAGCATTACCACTATTATTATATTGTATAGTAGTTCTTCTCAATTGATTGTTTGTTGTTATATCATTAGCAACTGTTGGTTGAGAAATAACCCCAGTTCCAGCGTTCATAGTGAAATTATTATTAGCAAGCATTACTAATGGTCTATAATAAGTTGTTCCTAACAAACTTTCCATTTCCATTATATTAATAGCAGTTCCACCAGCATCTTTACAAGAAAATCTTGTTTTACCACTTGTAGCATCATTACTAATTAATAAATTAATTCCATCTTGATACATTCTACTACTTCGTCCAATAACACCATTAATATCATTTATATTATAATAAGATGATGTTATTTGTCTATTATTAGCGACAGTTGAACTCATAGTAATAGCATTTTCAAATGAAGAAGTCCCTGATACAAATAAAGTATTTAAGTCAGTAGAACCATTTACAATAACACTACTTAATATTTCAGTTCCTCCTTGTGCTACTGGATATTTTAAATAATTAGCATCTAAAAATGCAACGTCGATTAAAACAGGTCGAGAACCAGGCCAATCGTTAGGATTATAAATAGGATTTAACGGAAATGGATTAGGTTTATCTTCTTGATACATTATATAATACATTGTTAAAAAAATTTTTATTCTATTCTATAATATAAATAAATGTCTAAAAAAAACGAAAATGAAATAATAAATTTTTATAAAATTATGCCTTCTAAAATGAAACCTAAATATCATAATCCCAGTTATGATTCTCATAAAATAGATTTACCATTTAGAATATTAATAGTTGGTGCCTCAGGTTCATGTAAAACTACTGTCGCTTGTGATTTAATGAGACGAATGAATAATACATTTGGAAATATAAAAATAATTACAAAAGCACAAGAACCTTTATATGATTTTTTAAAAACAAAAATTCCAGCATCTCATTTACAAGTCACAGAAGGTATATTATCCACTCCTGATTTAGAAACATTTGCGGAAGATGATGAATTAAAAGAATTACAACATTTAGTAATATTTGATGATTTAGTATTAGAAGATCCAAAACTACAAAATAGATTAATAACTCCATATTTTATTAGAGGAAGAAAAATAGCAAAAGGAATAAATACAATATATATTACTCAATCATATTATCAAACACCATCAACAATAAGAAAAAATTTAACTCATATAATAATAAAAAAACTTGCTAATAATAGAGATTTGATGAGAATATTACAAGAATATAATTTAGGATTAGATAAAGAAACATTAATGAATATGTATCAATATTGTTGTAGGAATAATGAAGATTTTTTAATGATAGATTTATCAGCACCAGCAGAAAGAAAATTCAGAAGAAATTATTTAGACATATTAGACCCTAATAATTTTATGTAATAATAATTTTTATTAATGTAATAAATTTCTTAATGGGAGGGAGGGATTGTTTGAATATTATTTATTTTAGAAAAAAATAAAAAATAAAAAAAATATGGGTTTCATTTTTTTCCAAGGTTTTAATCAATCCCTCCATCGAATTAAGAAAAATAAAATAAAATATATTTTTTTATTTAGTAATAATATAATGAGAAGAGAACAAGGTTCAAGACAATTTTTAATGCCTCGTGGTAAAAGAATTATGAAACATATGATTGGTGGAGCATTTCAAAGACCTTATAGACATATATTACCTATTGCTGTCAATGGTCGTTCTCAATTAGCAGAACAAATAGGAGTTAGAGGAAGTGGAGCAGATTTATTATTAGCAGATACAAGCATGAGTGTAGCAAATAGAACAATGGGAACTGGATTTGGAGTTAAACCTCCATCAACAAACTTATTAAGAAAGTTAGATAATTTAAATGTAGGAAATATTAAAAAAGCAAGAAAAAATGTAAATATTGATTTGTAATAATTTTTTTCTTTTTGTATATTATAATAAATGGCAGACGAATTACTTTATGAAGTTAGTAAAAGTGAAGTTCTAAGTGGAGAACCATTTGTGAAAAAAGAATATGTATATATGTTAGACCAAAATAATGGTTCTTATGCTAATAATCAAATTATTTTAGATCTTGCCGCACTTTCTAATTCAGGAAAGTGGTGTGATTGGTGTAATGCTGAATTAGTTGTTCCATTACTCATCACTATGACATCAGCAACCGATTTCAGTGCTGTCGCAACTGATTATGCTGTTGGATTGAAAAATGGATTTCATCAAATTATTAATTCTATCAATGTAGAATATAATAATACTTCTGTGGTTCAAGTTTCTAATTTAACAAATATGTATATTTCATATAAACTAAATACATCATTAAGCGTAAATGACCTTATTACAATTGGTAATCATATTGGATTTAATCCTGATGGTTATTTATCTTGGACTTATCAAACTGCCGCATCTGGACGAGGTGTAGGTTCTTGTAATAATACTAATAATCCAGAATTTTTTGACACTTCTGTTGCTTTCAACACAGTTCAAGATAATGAAGGTTTCTCACAAAGATTAATAGATTCAGTATTTACTAATAATCAAACTGGTGTAGCAACTCTTTTGGGTGCTACATGGAATACAATTTCCGCTCAATATGCTAAATCATATTCAACTGCCGCTGCTGTTGTTGCTGGAACTTGTGCTAAATCTTGGAATATTTTAGCAACAATTCGTCTTAAAGATATTGCTGATTTCTTCGCTCAGATGCCTTTAACTCGTAATGCTTATATTAAAATGTATATTAACTTGAATCAATCTCTGACTACTCTACGAGTTGCCGCACCTGTTGCTAATGTTGGTGCTATGTCTATCAATTCTAATGATGTGATTGTATATGGAGGTCAAACTAATCCATTATTGGTTTCAGCATCACTATTGAATAACGGAATGCAACCTTTTAGTAATCTTGCTGGTGCCAAGGTTGCTACTATATCAGTTTCAGTTTTGAGTTCTCTTGATCCAAATTGTCCTGTTGCTTATGCTCGTAATCCTATGTTGTCTTCTTGTCGTTTGTATGCTAATCTTTACACTATGAATCCTATGAAAGAAGAAGAATATTTACAACAAAGAACCAAAACAATTAGATATAAAGATATTTTCCAATATCAATTTTTAAATGTCACCAGTGCTTTTAACTTTTTAGTTTCTAATGGAATTTCAAGATTACAGGAAATTATTGTAGTCCCATTAATTTCTTCAACTGCTAATGGTGTAGCAGGTCAAACATTTTCTCCTTTGCGTTCTCCATTTTCAAGCGAACCTGCTACATGCTCTCCTTTGGAATGGTTTAATAATGTAAATTTTCAAATTTCAGGAACTAATATTTTTACTAATTCTCAGCAATTTGGTTTTGAGGCATTTCAATCAGAACTTAATGGAGTTGGAAGTGTTAATGGTGGTCTTGTTGATGGTATGTCATCTGGTCTTATTTCTCAAACAGCATTTTACAACAACTACGGATATTTGGTTGCTAATGTTGCCCGAAGATTACCTGAGGATAATTCTGCTAAATCAGTGCAAATTAGTGGAACTTGTTTATCTCAATTGGCAGTTGATTTGTATGTATTTTGTGTTTTTGAAAAAGCAATTGTGATAGACACCTACTCGGGCAAGCGACTAGAATAAATTAAAAGTATTTCAAAAAATTATTTATAATTTTTAATATTATCCATAATTTTTTTATTATGTTCTTTAATTTGTCTCATAGATATAATATGATGATATATTCCAAATGTCAATGCTCCTAATGCTCCATGAAAAATAGTTTTAAAAATATCCATTATATAAATAATATATAAAAAATAAAAATTATATATTATCAAGTTTCTAATGTAATTAAAATAAATTCAGGTTCATTATTTTTTTCTACTCGCTTCGCTTGTTTATCTCTATATCGTTTTGCTTTATCTTTTAATTTTTGTTTAAACTCAGGATTATCAATATTTTCCCAATAATGTTTTTTAATTAATTCACGCATCTTTTCTTTATGAGTTTCTCTATACTTTTTATTTGCTAATCTTCTACGCTCTTTTAGTTGTTCTCTTTTAGTTTCTTCCATCTAATATATACATTATATATTTTTTTATATTATTTATATTATTTATATATGTATATATGAATCCATTTTTTTGTAGAGTGGGAAGTAAAAAAACAATAAAAAATATAATATTAAATAAGATTCCAGAACATAAAATATATGTAGAAGCATTCATAGGAGGAGGAGCAATATATTTCTCAAAAGAACCAAGTGAAGTAGAAGTAATTAATGATTTAGATAAATTTTTAATTGAAGGATATAAAATATTAAAAAGAATAAATAAAAATAATATTTTGAGAGCATTTCAACTTGCTGAAAGTATAGACTCAATAAAAAATAAAAAAAATAAAATATTAGTAGCAAATCAAATATTAGATATGAAAGAAAAAGATGATGGTTTAAAATTATATCAAGTGATAATGAAACTGTGTGCTACATTTGGTTCAAAAGGATTTGGACCAATATATAAACCAAGTGGTTTTTTACATAAATTAAATAAAATAGATGAATATAAAGAAAGATTAAAAAAAACAAAAATATTTTCAACTGATTATAAAAATATAATAAATAAATATGATAGTAATGATACATTCTTTTTTTTAGACCCTCCTTATGAAAAATCAAAAGGATTATATACAGATTCACAAATAGATTATGAAGAAATGCGTGATATATTATTAAATATAAAAGGTAAGTTTTTATTAACAATAAATTCAAGTCCAGAAATAAAAAATATTTTTAATGATTTTAATATTGAAGAAATAAAAGTAAAAGGATTAGGACAGCATGAAGGAACGATAGGACAAGATAGATATGAATTATTAATTATGAATTATTAAGTTTTTCTCTAATTACTACATTATCATTTTTAAATATTTTTTCATAATGTTGGCACATATAAAGTTCATCTTCAATACGAAAATTTTTACACTTATCACATTTTCTTTTATGAACTTTCAACCAAGAAAACATTTTATTTTTATTTCCAACAAATTCTCTTCCACATGGAAGAATAGTAATTGCTGATTCTTTATAACTTTCTACGAAAGGCATTTATATAATATGTTATTATAATTTCTTTATATTAATATTAAAACATTTGATACATTAATTAATATTTTATTATCATTAAGTTTAATATAATTAAGATAATACTTAAAATTCGTTTAAAATTGTGTATAATTAAGTAAAAATTATCTAAATATTAAGATAATATGTAATTAAAACGTTTTAATTACATATTATCTTAATATTTAGATAATTTTTACTTAATTTCTTATTTAAATTATCTAAATATTAAGTAATATCTTAATTATATAAATTTTTGATATATATTATTTATTAATTAATGTATTTTTTTTCATAATTATAATCTTTTGTAATAAATTCATACCATTCATAATCCAATTCAGATATTACTAATATTTTTCCAAACAGATGAAATACATAATAATACATTTGGATATATATATCATCAATAGAAAATAAAACCATAATATAGTTAATACAAATATATAATCTAAATTATCTAAATCTTCACCATATAATTTCATTATTATATTATATTTATTTTTTATTTTTATTTTTTATTTTTATGGGATTGATTAAAACCTTGCAAAAAAATGAAACACATATTTATTTATTTTTTATTTTTTTTTTTAAATAAATAATATTTAAACAATCCCTCCCTCCCATTAAGAAAAATAATATATTAATAAATTATTCTTCAAAAGAAACTTCAATAGCATCATGAGGACATTCAGCATTAACTCCACGACAAAGTTGTTCTAATGTCATAACTGGATATTCATTATTACATTTGCTACATTTTAAATTTGTTATTTTTGTATCACCTAATAATTTTTTCCATTTAGCAGATTGAATTTCTACATCTTGTAATTTTTCCATCATCATTCTCATTACTACTGGATGAAGTTTAGTGTCAGTATTAAATAAATTTTTTAAAAATATTTCTATAACTCTTAATCTATCTAAATGATCTAATTCATTAAAATGTTTTCCTAATTCAGTATAAAATTCTAATGGTTGTTCTTTACAACCATAATCTAATAAATTAAATGTTTGTTTAAAATCATTTTCTAATTCCATTATATATTTATTAAATAAAAAAAAAATAGAAAAATAATTCATTTAAATAATTAAATTTTATTTCTAAATATATAAATATAATGAAAATAATTGAAGATAAATTAAGAGAAAATCGTCCAAATCTTTCTAATAATTCTATTAAAACTTATGTAAGTATTTTAAAAAATTTATATAAAAAAGTTTATCCAAATACTTCCTTAGATTTAGATAATTTTAAGAATCAAGATAAATTCATAAAACATTTAGCAGATGTTGATGGTTCAAAAAGAAAAACTTATTTATCTGCTCTTGTAGTTATATGTGGTGATGATTGTGAAAAATATTCTACCTTAATGAATGAAGATGGAGTAAAATATAATCAAGAACAAAAAAAACAAAAACGAACTGATAAACAAACTGAGAATTGGATAGAACAAGATGAATTACAAAATATTATTTCTATTTCTGAGCAACAAGCAAATAAGATATTTAAATTAAAAACAATTCCAAGCATGGATGAATTACAAATAGTACAAAACTATATTTTATTATGTTTAGTTAGTGGAAAATATATTCCAGTTCGTCGTTCTCTTGAATGGGCGGAAATGAAAATTAATAATTTTAATCAAGAATCTAATTCATTAGAAATGCCTAAACGAAAACCTTGGAATTTTGTTATGAGACGATATAAGACTCAAAAATTTCACGGAGATCAAGAAGTAATTATTCCTCCTGAATTGAAAAAAATTTTAACTAAATGGTTGAAATTATTAAATCAAGTTTGTCCTGATGCTGAATATTTATTAATTGATAAGCACTGTAATAAACTTTCGAGTGTAAAAATTACTCAAAGATTAAATAAAATATTTGGTAAGAATGCTTCTACATCCATGCTTAGACATTCATTTATTACTGAAAAATATAAAAATATGCCATCATTAGAAGAATTACAAGAGGAATCAAAAGCAATGGGTCATTCATTAACCGAACATTTAGAATATATTAAGAATTAATTTATATTAATTAAGATTTTAACTTTCTTTATAATATCCAGTCATTTCTTTTAATAAATTTAAATTATCTTGTGTGTCATCACTCCATAATCTTATAAACTTTTCTAACGCTTTTATTGAATTCATATGTTTATGTTTATTCATAAAATCAATAAAAAATAAACTAAATATTCCACAACCTCCAGTATTTATATCTTGAATTTGTTTATCATTAGAAACTATACGAGAATTTTTATATATTCCTCCTTTCATTCTAATCCAGTTTATTAATGATTGAGGAATAGAAAAAGCAAATGAATCAAAATATATTATATCTTGTCTTGGAAATCTTGGAAACCATAAGGCAACCCAGTGAGTTCCATTATTTTGTATTCCTTCTGCGTTTGTTGTATCTTGTAAATTAATTATGTATCCATTTGGTTTAATATTATTTGGGGGATTGTCTTTCATGAATATAGCATTTACAGGAATTCTTTTTTTTTTTATAATAGACCATAAATCCTTGTCTGTAATCATTATAATATATATTAATAAATTAAAAATTATTTTCATCAATTTCAAATGTTAAATATAATAATAAATCATTATATCCACCTATAAAATTATCATCTAAAAAAATTAATGGAAATTGTTTAAATGGTTGTTTTGTTTTCAATTCCATAGATTTTATAAATTCATTTCTATTAACATTTATTAATTGGTCGCAGTTTATTAATATATGTTTTTCACGTTTTAATAATTCTTTTGCTCTTTCACAATCATAACAACCAGATTTAGAATATAATATAAATACTGACATTTATATTATAAAAATATTTTTTATTTTTAGCGGAATGACCCACCACAACTACAATCTCCAAATCCATATACAGTTTTAAAAGCTTTTTCTAAACCACTTCCACTTACATTTCTGAACGAACTTCCGCTTATATTTCTAAATGAACCTCCAAGCATAGTATCTCCATATAAAGAACCTCCACTAATTCCTGATATACTACCTTGTGGTATATTTGGTCTTGTATAGAATGATTGTTTTGCTACACTATCAGCACTTAATAATGTGCTCATATCGTTTCTGGAATATAGACCCATTCCTCCTGTTGAATCTTGGTTTGTATCTTCAATTCCTCTTCTTCTACGAGATGTAATAGCATTTTGTATTTGACTTTCTACTTTTTCTACATTTAAATCTACAACATTTTGTGCTTTTTCTGCTCTTTCTCTTATACTATCCATAGCAAGTTGTTTGGCTTCATCACTCATTCCACTTTTAGCAACTTGTTCTAATCCTTTTTTTTCTGCTTGTGCTATATATTTAGAAGATTTATCTTGAATTATTGACGACGCTTTATCTACATATTCTTGGGGATTTTTAGATTGTTTCTTAGATAATTTGTTTAATCCTTGTTGTGCTTTTTCTTTGGCAGTAGCAGTGAATATTTTAGCACTCATATCGGCAACTTCTGGATCAACACCATAACTCACTGCTACTGTTCTTATACCAGATTCTACAAATGGTTCTGCCATATCCAGTGCAGTTTCACCAGCAAATTTTAGAACAGGTCTCGCTTCTCTCCATATTTCTTTTGCTCCTTTGAGTAAATCTTTTCTAACTCCTTTTAAAGTAATTTTACCACCAGAAATTTTTACCTCATCTCTATCTAAAACTTGTTCTCCTTCTCTAAATACTTTATTTGTCAATGCTTTTGCTCGTTTTTCTGCTAAACCCATTTGTTTAAAATATTCTGCCATTACTTTTTTTTGTGTTGTTAATGCCTTACCTTTCATTCCATATCCTTTCATTCCATATCCTTTTTTTTCTGCCGCTTTTTGAATTTGGTCTCCTGCTATTTTTCCTACAACTGCTCCAGATAATCCAGTAGGGTCGCCCATCAACATAGATAAACCAGTAGTTCCAGCAGGTAAAATTACATCTGCTCCAACATCAATTAAAGTAGAAGCAATTTCTTTACCTACTCCACTATCAACAATAGATTTATTAAATCCTCTTTTTGTTTTAGCAGAAACTTTCCTGATTCCTCTTTCAATATCTTTTTCTATACCCATTCCTGCTTTTCGTTTCATATTAGCAACAATTTTACGAACTTCTGGATTAATTACATCTTTAACTCCTAATCCATCCATGGAAACATTTTTACGAGGTCTTCCTCTTGGTTTTTCTCTTGGTCGTGTCAATTCCATAAACATTATTATAATATAATAAAATAAAAAAATTATTTCTTTTTTTCTAAATCATCAATTATTATTTGTGTTTCATATAATATTTCTAAATTACGAATTATTTGTTGAATTATTCTATGTTGTTTTTGATGATGTTTTTTTATTTTTAATATTTCTTCTTTTCTGCTAACTTCATTATGTAATTTTGTAAATAATTCATTTTCATATCTTCTAATATTGTCAATTGAATTTTTAATATCATTAATATTTTGAAGATTCATATAATAAATAAAATATTTTATTTAGAATATATTTTATTTATTTTTTTATTTTATTATAATATAAATGACAATTATTTTGCTTACAAGTAATAACATAGTCAATAGAGATGTTGGAAATAATAGATTAGTTTATGAATTTCAACAAGGTGGAATACAATTTAAAAGTAATGAAATAGCATTAGGGACAGCACAATTATATTATTCTTGGTATAATATTACTTCTGCTTATAAAAATAATACATATAGTTATAGATGGACTAATGGAATTACATATTCAGTCACTATGCCTGATGGTAATTATTCAGTAGCAGAAATAAATACATATTTACAAAATATTATGGTTGCTAATACACATTATTTAATTGAAACTTCTACGGGAGATTTTAGATATTTTATTGAATGGGAAACTAATGAAACTTTTTATGCTATTCAATTGAATGAATATGTTGTTCCAACTGTTCTTCCAACAGGCTACACATTACCAGCTGGAGCAACATGGACTTTTCCCGCTGTTGCTTCTACACCACAAATAATTGTTGCTTCAAATGCTTTTAGAGATATTATTGGATTTAGTGCAGGAACATATCCTCCAGCAGTTCCACAAGCAACTACATATTCTATTTTATCCTCAATTGCTCCACAAGTTAATCCTATAAGTTCATTACAAATTACTTGTAGTATTTGTTCTAATCCTTATTCTTCACAATCAAAAGTTATTTATGCTTTTGGTGTTCCAGAAACTCTTTTTGGAGGACAAATTCTTATTTCTGTTCCTGAATATGCCTTCACTAAGGTAGTTGATGGAACATATAACCAATTTGAAATTTCAATTGTAGATCAAAATGGTTTTCCAGTTCAATTAAGAGACCCACAGATTAGTATCATGTTAGTTATTAAATCAGCAGGAATTAACCAATAATACCATATTCTTTTAAACTTTCAACAACATAAGACGCTCTATCATCTGTCGTGTCATATACTCCATCATCATTTAACATATCATAAATATATTTAAATGATGGATTAGACCTTGCTCTTTTTTTGTCAAATTCTTTTTTATCTTTTATTTTAATTTGTTTCATTTTATTTACTGGTTGTTGTTGTTTTGTTTGTTGTTGTTGTTTTAGTTGTTTCTTTTGTTTTGGTAATAAAGTATCTTTTTTAGAAAATATATATTTTACTTTTTCATATTCAATAATATTTTTATTTACATCTTTTACAAATTCATCATAATCTTCATTTTTTATATTTTCATAAATTTTCCATGACTCTACATAATAATCCATGATGTCATCATAATCTTCTGGATTTTCTTTTATTTGTTTTTTTACTTTTTCATATTCTTCTTCTACTGCTTTTTTAATTTGACTTTCTGTTGGTTTATTTTGTTTTGGTTTTGATTGTGGTTGTTGTTTTGGTTTATATTTTATTTTTTTGTGAGGATTATCTTTATCTAATTCTTCTATATTTATACCTCCTATTGTTTCTCCATATTCACTGTATCCTATATCATAACCTTCTAATTTTAATATTTCAAAAATTATTTCTATAATTCTAAATGATTTTAACTTTAATTTTGTGTGAGTATTAGTAGTTATTTTTTCTAAAAATGGTTCTCCCATACTATTTATTGATTGTCTATATCTTGTATGTCCTTCTGTTTTTTTCATTCCTCTATCATCCATCATTTTCCAAATAATATCTAATAGTTGTTTTTTTTCTAATTGGTATAATTGGTTAAATCTTTCCATAGTATCATTTTTTTTTAGTTTTAGTTGTGGTTTTGGTTTTTCTATTTCAACATCAAAAAATTCTAATTCTTCTTCTGCTTCTCTATCTTTTCTAGATATTGGTCTAACATTTTTTTGTAGAAAATCTTTGGGTATTGCTTCTTCTAATTTAATTATATTTGTTCTTAATTTAACATTTTTTTGTGGAAAATCTTGAGGTATTGCTTCTTCTAATTTTATTATATTTTTTCTTAATCGTTTTGGAGTAAATGTTTTAATTTCTTCTTCCGTCAATGTTCGTGTTGTTCTTGTTCCAGACGATTTTCTACCTTTGGTTTTAGATTCTGGTATAAAATCTAATTTAGTTTCACCAAATCGCAATTGTTTTTTTTGTGGTCTAATTATTTCAACATCAGGAAATTCTAATTCTGATTCTTCTTTCTCAAAAGCAGATATATCTAATTCGTCAGGTTCTTCTTGATTTGCTCCATTTCTTTCTAAAAGTAATATCAATTGACATTTCTTTAAACCCTTATGTGCTAAACCCATTTCTTTTGCTATTGCCTTCAACTCTTTAACTTTTAACCTACAAATAGGGAACTCCATTGATATATTATCTTGACAAAAAAATAATGGCATTTTTTACCTTTCGGTTATAATTATATATGTAAGGAAGTCTTTAAGTCATTTTTGACTTAATTAATGTAATAGTTACCTTAATAAGTATTTGAATTATAATTTTGAAACTATGCTTGAAATATTTGAAGGATCTATTGGTTGTCTAATTATTGAATTAATCAATTGTTCTTTTGTTTTTAATTTATTTATTAAACTTAATGGATAATATTGTCTTGAATATAATATTTCTAATAAATCTCTAACTGGTAATCTTTCTAGTCGCATTGCTTCCATTTTATTATCCAAAAAGAAATTTTGCTTTTTTATTTTTGGAGCAAGTTTTAATTTTGAATAATTCTGCTTAGGAATTTGTGTTTGTTCGTTAATTGGTTTCATGTATATCTTCTCTGGTATAAATTCTAATCTTGATGAAAAATTATTTGGTAGTAAATCATTACACTCATCTATATACATCAATTCATCAATAATTTGTTGTTGCGTTAAATGTTCCGGAATTATGAAATTAGGATTTCTTTTTTTTATTTTTTGATGTAATTGATTTTTAGATAAAGAATAAAGTTTATTTCTTCTATCAACACATAATTTATATTTTAATTTATCTGCTCCTACGGATGCTTCTTCCTCGTATTCCATCTGTTTTGTTTTTTTTTGAAATTTTGTTTTTCTTGGTGGAACATAAATATAGTCTTTACCATATCCTGCTCTATCTAATAATATTATCAAATCACATTTTTTTATTTTAGTTGTTGGAATATTAAAATCTTTTGCTATATCTTTTAATTGTTTTAAACTGAAATCACACAACGAGTAATCAGACATTATATATTATGTTTTGAAAATATTTTATTTATATATATTATATGCCTTATATCATAAAAAAAATACGTGGAAAAAATTTATATAAAGTTTATAATAAAATTACTAAAAAAATACATAGTAAAGGAACTACATTAACTAATGCTAAAAAACAATTTAATTTATTGAATAGACTTGAAGAATAATTATTTATTAATTAATGAAAATATTGTTTTTACAAAATTATTAATATAAAGCATTTGGATTTATATTAATTAATATGACAAGAAATATTTATAATATTGGTAATCAATCATTTACTTCAAAAAATAATATTAATAATCAAACAAGACAATTAATTAATGAAGTTGGAATCGGTGGTAAAATATTTCCTAATGATGAACGTTTTAATTATTTAAATGACCTTTTGCAATATCACGAAGATTATGAGAATAAGATTGGTTGTGGAATAAAATATTTTTTTATTACAAATCATCTCTTTAATAATCCTCAATTAAATATTCATAGAATAGATGGAACTAATATTGATATTGCTTATATATTTGGAAGTAAATTCAATTGTAAAAATAAACATAATACAAATTTGACTAGTGCTATGAGAGATGCTATAAAAGATTTTACAATTGATTATAAAACCCAAAGGGCCAGAAATAATAATAATACTGGCACTTTGTGTTGTGATAAATGTTTGATTAATAATTTGAATTATAAAGATTATCAAACAGATCATATACATCCTTTTTGTGAAATAAAAAAAGAATTTTTAAAAAATAATACAATTGAAATACCAGTGCATTTTACTGATAATGAAAATGCTATGAAAGTATTTGAAAATAAAGATGCTGAATTTAAAACATCTTGGATTAATTTTCATAACTCATTTGAAAATAATTATCAATTACTTTGTCAAAGTTGTAATGGAAGAAAAGGTGGAAGAATTATTAATTAAGATAATTCTTCTTTTAATACTTCGTCAATCATTTCTCTTGGAATTGATTTTATTAATTCTTTTAATTTCATTACTTCACATAGATGAATTCCATACTTAATAACTATTTCATTTGAAACATTATTCTTCTTTCTATAATTAAGAGAGTTTCTATATTTTGTTAATTTTTCTTTGTTATTACTATAATGTTTCTTCATATATGACTTCATGTAAGCGTTATAATCTTCACTTTGTTTTACTGATTCTATTTCGTTTTCCATATTATATCATATATACATATTCTTTTTATATTATTTTTTCGTTAATTAATATAAAAATGTTTTTATGTTTTTAACATCGTACATATATGTAATACCATATCCATTAATCCTTTTTCTTTTTTAGTATCATTACAATATTCAATATATTGATTTTCATTTATCATATTTATTTGAACTAACTGGTTCAATACTTCTAAATATTCAAATAAAATTATATTATATTCATTCATCATATTTACCATTAATTCATTATATTTTTCTTTATTCATTTTATTAGATAAAAAATCCAAAGTTGTCGTCAATATTGATTGTAATGAAATAAACATTTTTTTTTGTTTTATAAATAATGGTTTAAAATCATCAACAGCAATTATTACATTATTTTCACATTTTTTAATGATGTCATCTTGTTGTGAAATCAATTGACTAATAAAATTACAAGTATTCATTATAATTATATATATATTTTTTTTATATTATTTTTTCGTTAATTAATATAAAAATGTTTCAATATAATTTATTCTCTAAACATTCCAAGTTCTTTAATTTGGTCTATATTCCATAGTGCTAATCCTTTATTAAAAATTACTTTCATATAAATATTATACAAAATAACATCATTACAAAAATCTATATATTCTTTTTTACCTTGTTTAGCGTATTGTTCTAATAATCTTGCTCCACCTTTTACTTTATATTTTTCAAAATTACTATTACAACCCATTAATACACTCATCGCTTCACTAAATAATTTATTTTTACTTTCATTAT